TTACAATCGTGGCCAAAAACGACCATTCTTATGCTGACACACGTCAAGGAATTGATCGTGCAAAACGCAGAGAAAATGAGACTCCATTGGAAGGGAGCGCCTTTGGGTATTTATAGCGCAGGAATCGGCAAGCGTCAACTTGGTGAGCCGATCACTTTTGCCGGCATCCAGTCAGTCAGAAACAAGGCGGCATTGCTTGGGCACATTGATTTGGTGATTGTGGATGAGTGCCATCTGGTAAGCCACAAGGATGAAGGCGGGTACAGAACCCTTTTAAACGACCTACAAGCGATCAATCCCAATCTTAGGGTGGTAGGGTTGACAGCCACGCCTTATCGCCTTGGGCACGGTTTAATCACGGATAAACCGGCATTGTTCAATGCGCTGATTGCGCCGGTCAGTATTGAGGAGTTGGTAAAAAAGGGATATTTAGCAACCCTGCGTAGCAAACTGACAGCCGAGCGCTTGGATGTGAGTGGGGTGCATAAGCGTGGTGGCGAGTACATCGAGGCTGAGTTGCAAGCTGCGGTGGACAACCAAGACAAAAACAAGGCTGTCGTGCGTGAGGTGATTAGGCTTGCCGTTGATCGCAAAGCCTGGCTGTTCTTTTGCGCTGGTGTCAAACACGCACAACACGTCTGTCAAGAGTTAATCAATCAGGGCGTGTCGGCAGCGTGTGTGACGGGCGATACACCCAAAGCGGAGCGTGATCGGATTCTAAATGCTTTTAAAGGAGGTTGGATCCGTGCGCTAACCAACGCCAATGTGCTAACCACAGGCTTTGACTACCCAGACATTGACCTGATTGCCATGTTACGCCCAACCATGAGTGCGAGCCTTTATGTCCAGATGGCAGGGCGTGGGATGCGCCCCAAGAGCCATACCGACCATTGCCTGGTGCTCGACTTTGCGGGGGTGGTTGAGATGCACGGCCCGATCACCAACGTGCAGCCACCAAAGAAGGGCGGGTCAGGCGAGGGCGAGGCACCAGTCAAGGTGTGCGATGAGTGCCATGAAATCGTGCATATTTCTTGCATGATCTGTCCAAATTGTGGCCATGAGTTCCCGCCACCGGCAGAAAAAAAACTGGTGTTACGCCAAGACGACATCATGGGCTTGGAGGACATGGAGATGTCCGTAACCGATTGGAATTGGCGTAAGCACATCAGCCGTGCGAGTGGCAATGAGATGATTGCTTTGACCTATTACGGTGGACTGACCGATCCGCCGATCACAGAGTATCTGCCGGTGCTTAATCAGGGCTTTGCGGGCAACAAAGCCATGCAGTTGCTCCATGACATAGCACGACAGTCAAACGCCACGCTATCGGGCATTAATCAAGCCACAGAGCCATTGACGTATTTGGTTGCACAAATGAATAAGTCCAACCCGCCTAAGCTTATATCCTATAAGCGTGATGGCAAGTTTTATAAGGTGGTAAAGCGACTATGGTAACGACTGTCTCAGAACACATGGAACAAGCCGCATTGGTCATGTGGTTTCGCCGAGCATATCCGGATATATTGATCTTTGCCATTCCCAACGGTGGTTTGCGCTCCAAGACACAAGCCATGAAGCTAAAGGTTGAGGGCGTGGTGCCTGGCATACCAGACTTGTTTGTACCGGCATGGAAGCTGTGGATTGAGATGAAGAAGGTCAAGGGCGGCAAAATATCGCCTGAGCAACAAAGTATGATTGACTATTTACAAAGTGTTGGATATGATGTTATTGTGGGACTAGGTGCTGAAGATGCAAGACGCAAGATCAGTCAATTTATTAAGGACACACAATGAACGAACCCAAAGACCGTTTTGTCACCATCCGTATGCCAATTGAAATGTTTAAAGTTGTGAAAGCGCAAGCCGATAGCCAGACTCGCTCAATTAGCAGACAGGTTGTTCACTTACTTAAAACCGCATTGGAGGCGAAATGAACAATGATAAATAGTTTATTTGTTAGTCGCAGTGTTGTTGTTTTATTTTTTTAATCATACCTAAGGAAATATCATGAAAAAAATCATTATTGCTATTGCACTTTCGTTATCCGCAAGCGCTGTGTATGCCGCTTGCACAACCAATACGATCATGTCAGGCGGTCGTATGGTGTTTTGTACAACTTGTTGCTATTACGGCAACTGCACAACCACTTGTATGTAAAGAACACGCCCCCTTCGGGGGGCAACCCAAGGAGAAAAAAATGAACAAACGAATCGAAGAAATATACCAACAGGTCATGGACGAAGTGTGCCCCAACCCGTTGTATCGTTTTGCCGAGCTAGTCGAAGCCGCTGCGAGGAAAGACGAGCGTGAAGAATGTGCAACTTTATGCAAAGTTATGTTGTGGAGAACGCCGTATGAAATTGTTGTAGAAGCAAGAATTAGAGGAAGGGGTGAGAAATGAACGAACGAATCAAAGAGATAATGTTTAAAGCTGGTATTGTGGCTATGAACGCAGACCATGTTGTGTTTGAAAAGTTACAACTCGAACACTTTGCCGAGCTAGTGCGCCAAGATGAGCGTGAGCTTTGTGCGAAGTTGTGTGATCCATACACGCATGGGCAATGGTTTGCAAAAGCAATCAGAGCAAGGGGTGAGAAATGAACAAGATTGATTTGATTATTGATGCGCTTGAGTTGGCAAGAAACGAAATACATGACCCGACTTTATGGACTGACAAAGTTGATAAAGCCCTAGCCGCCGCCCGTGAGTTGCAAGCAGAGAAGCAAGAGCCTGTTGCGTGGATGAATAAACATGGTTTGATTACAAGAGCGTTATACACCCCTGACGAGTCATGGACACCACTCTACACCGCACCACTGCAAACAGAGAAGCAAGAGCCTGTGGCGTATCGAAAAGAGGCGCACGGCATGTGGTTTTACATAGAGAAAAAACCTTCACCACCAAACGATGATTACGCCCCGCTCTACACCGCACCACCACGCAAAGAGTGGGTCGGGCTGACGGATGATAAGATGCATAAAATAATTGACAATTGCACTCCTGACGATGCAGCGCAAGAAGAGTTAAATGATTTTGCAAGGGCTGTACGTTTTGCTGAAGCCGAACTCAAGGAGAAGAACACATGAGCGAGCGTCCACAAAACTGCGGCTCAGGATTTTGTAGCTGCATAGAGTGCCCATACCCAACCCCCGTCGCCTGGCGCAAGAAAGTCAACGGCGTCTGGCATTATTTTGATGAATCAACCCCTTTCCCTTTTGATGACTGTGAGCCTTTATATGAAAAGAATTGACCTGTACAAAGCCAAACTGAAAGCCGCAAAGGTTGAGCTAACCATCCGGCAGCGCCAAGCGAACTCGGTTCAGCGCGCGCTATTCAACGTCACCAACCGCATTAACGACTTGGAGCAAAAAATTGAAAACTTGGCGCAGCCTAAATAACGAATTGCATAGCCTAAGCGAGCGTGACGTCTTAGAGCTACTGAACGAAGAGCGTGCAACGGCACGCCGTGCGTCTATACTTAAGCGATTGCACCAGCGCTACACCATGCTGCGTGCGGATCGTGAACGCATCGAGATTATGAATGAGGCCAGACAGCCATGAAGAACATCGAAACGCTTGCAGACATCGTACGGGAACAACAAGCCCGTGACTACGCAGCCGGCTACGCACACCCCCTTAAAGGTGTGGACGCCATACTAGAGGAGCGCGGGCGCCGCTACGGTCTGTTTAAGGACCTAGCCGGTATGTCGCAAACGATAAAAGACATGATGAAACAAGAAGAAGGCTGGGCAAGACTTGCCCCCGACCAGAAAGAAGCGCTTGAAGTGATCGCCCAAAAGATTGCCCGCATCTTGAACGGCGACCCCAACTACGTTGATTCGTGGGTGGACATTGCGGGTTATGCTAAATTAGTCGCAGACAGACTAGGAGGTAACGCAAGATGACAAGCAAATATCTCGTTAAGGAACAGTTGGCCGCACGCTACGGCATCGCCAGATGCAAGCTTGTGAAAATGGGCTACACCAATATGCGTAACCGCAGCCGTCTTTTGGCGGCTATCGAGGCGATAGTAGGCAAAGGAAGCGAGCAAGAGTTGCTAGATGCGTTCCTGCGCCCAGAGCCCGAGCCAAAGATAGACCGCGTCCACCGCAAAGAGTACCGACCACCTTTGGATATGCAACAGGCAGCGGTGCGGGCGCGCGCAATTCAGCCTGAACTAATATCCGTAAACGGGAGAATTAGGCATGAATACGTCTAAGATTTGCAGGTGCGAGCACATCATATGGTGTGATATTAACGACAAATGTATGAAGGAGAGTAACGATGAACGAACCGAAACTACCATGCCCACTGATCGACGACCCGAGTTGGGTGTACATCCCGTCAGCGGCGACGGACGTCGCCAAGACGTGGGCTAAGTTTGGCTGGAGCCCACCATCTCAAGCGCAGCAGTCCGCACGTGCTTGATACGGTTTATCCACCCCGCCTCGTAGGTGGGGTTGTTTAAGCTTAGATAGAAGTCCAGTTTAGCTGCCGAGAAGTTGTCGATCAATTCCTTCTCAGATTGCTTGGCAACGGCAGCTAAGGTCAGCGGTCCAATCGCCCCGTCAGGCGTCGCACCAACAGCACTTTGCAAAGTCTTAGCACCGCGACCAACCCCAGCATTGACAGCAAAATCAAATACGAGATAGTCAATACCTTTTGGCATATCATTGCAACGACACGCATCCCAAAACTTCTTCTTATAAAACGGTTTAACATCGGCGGGGGTAAGCTTGCGCATCTGCTCGTGCGTGACCTGATGGCCTGTCCAGTGCTCCCAATTGTATTGGGTGACGCCTAACATGGTCGAGCCTGGGCGACCGTCGGGCAGCTTGTTACCGTTATCCCGCGTGTCGTCGCTAAACCCGCCTTCAGACTTAAGCATTAGCTCAAACGATTTGTTCCAGTTATCAATCATTTCTTCTGCGCGTAAAAGAGGGTGCGGTCGCCGAACAGGTAGAAGCCCACAGCAGACGCAAAATTGTTGACCGCAGCGCTGTCTTGCCCCGTCATCATCATAAACGCCCAAGTGCCCAAGACCACGGCAGCAACGCCAGGGCGCATAAGCCGCACAACCGCCTCAACCCACGGATAGGTAGTACCGCCGCCGCCAATGTTATTCATCGCCTTGAACATCTCAAGGTCAATCTGGCGCATCTGCACATACTCACCAATGTTGACGGGCTTGTAGGTGTCGGTCTGGATAAAGCGCCCGATCAGGCTTTTGCCGAGATCGACGGCGAGTGGGCCAAGTGCTGCGAGGATGGTTAGCGGATCCATTATTTGTCTACCTTAGTGTCAAGTTTTTCAGACAGGCGATCAAGCATCATTTCAATGCGGTCAAAGCGTTTGTCCATGTCAGCCTTTAGCGTTTCAATCTCAGACTTTTTGACGTATGACTCGCTAACGTGCAACCGCAGGTCAGCAATGTCGGCCTTTAGTTCTTTCACAGAATCCCAAAGCTGGCGGCAAAACCAACCACCGATTGTAAGTAAAAATCCTGCACCAATGTTGATAAGGTTTTGCCATTCCATGTTACGGCCTCAAGCTGTTGCGGTTTTGTGGGGTAAGGTTGTTTGTAGGTTGTTGCGGCCTGTAATCTTTCGGAATTGCGCGCGAAGATTGAAACGATGGTGAAATCATTTTGTTTGCCGCGGCTCGACGCAATAACTCACTTGCACCTGCGCCAGCAGCAATTCCAAAT